TTTAACAAAAAAAAGAAAAAGAAATAATTATGGAGTATCAGAGGATGAACTATTATTTCACAGGTTTACTAATTGTGATGTTAGTTACTTTAGCTTTGTGTGGAGGACCTGGTGTCCAATAGACCACTCAACATCGGAGAAGAGGCACGTGTGCAGATGCCGATGAAGACGGTTGCTAGTCTGATCGTACTCGTAGGAATGGGCGTGTTCGCTTATACGGAGCTGACTGCGAGGCTGGTATCGTTAGAGACATCACGTGAGTTGTTTGAAAATGATTTGTTAAAGAAGTCTGAGCAAGTCCCTACGGATCAGGAGCAACATTTTTTAATTGAGGATCTTTATAAGTCCGTAGAGAAAATGGAGAAAACTCAAGAGATGAATATGACAAACAAAGTTAATATAGAATTTCTTAGCTCACAATTAGAAAAAGCATTAGGTGATATTGAACAATTAAAAGATAAGGTAAGAGAAAACGGAGGTCATTAATGGAGTTGATTGTAGCCCTACTTATGATTGTTAATGGAGAGATCAAAGAACACAGAATTCAAATTGATCCTGAATCAGGTAAACCCTCAATGTCAATGTGCCTGAAAGGAAAGCGGGTCGCAATGAGATCAAATAAAAATAATAATGTTGTTTACCAGTGTATAAAGTCGATGGCCGAGCTTGAGTCAAACGTAGACGGATCGAAATCAATTAAAAAATTAATATTGGAGTAATTATGGAATTGACACGTAATTTTAGTTTACAAGAATTAATTAAATCAGATACAGCAGTTAGATTAGATATTAACAACAATCCTAATTCTGGACAAATAGAAAAATTAAAAGCATTATGTGAAAATATACTGCAACCGGTGCGTGATCACTTTGGCAGAGTAAAGGTAACGTCAGGATTCCGTAGCGAGCAGCTTTGCCTAAAAATAGGCAGCTCAGTTAATAGTCAACATGCAAAAGCTGAGGCGGCAGACTTCGAATGTATAGGTGTTGATAATGCAGAACTAGCTGATTGGATTAACAAGAACCTAGACTACGATCAATTGATCCTCGAGTTCTACACTCCTGGCGAACCCAATTCAGGCTGGATCCACTGTAGTTATACTACAGATCAACCAAGAAAACAGTTCTTGCATGCATACAAATCTGAGGGTAAAACAAAATATAAACCAATTATAGGAAAAGCAAAGGATTTAGCATGACAATAGGAAGATCACAGATTTCAAAACAAGTAGAGGGTAAATTACGTGGTGCAAGAGACGAGAAAGAAAAAAAGAAAAAAGTTAAACTTGCTATTAAACGTAAGAAAAATCCACTTGCCAAGACATTTACTGCCTAGTTAAAAAATGTTATAATCTTGCATGACTAAATTATGTGCAAGAGGCAAAGCCGCAGCCAAAAGAAAATTTTCAGTTTACCCGTCCGCATATGCAAATGCATACGCCTCAAAAATATGCGCAGGTAAAATTAAAGATCCATCAGGTGTAAAAAGAAAAGATTTTAAAGGACCAAAACCAGCTGGTAAAAAAATAGGTGGAGAAACTAAAATTAACAAAGTTATAACTGGGTTAAAAAAAGCATCTAAACTACATGCTGCACAAGCTAAAAGTTTACAATCTGTAATAAAAGCAAAAAGTGGAATTTCAGTCGAAGAATTAAAATCTGAAGCACAAAAAGTGATTGATAATTTTCCAAAAGAAAAAAAATATAATTATAAAAAACCTAAGAAAAAACCATACTCAATTGCCGAGCCTTCTGAATCTATGAAAGTTGATACTACAACAAGTGCATATGGAGATGCAGGTAAAGGAAGAAAAGTTCCAGAATTTACAAGAGGTGGTGGAGCTGCAATTAGAGGCATGGGATTTAAAGGCGTATTCTAATGGGTCTTAAAAAATGGTTTAACGAAAAATGGGTTGATATAGGATCACCTAAAAAAGGGGGAGGATATAAAGAATGTGGAAGAAAATCTGCAAGTGGATCAAAAAGAAAGTACCCCAAATGCGTGCCTGCTGCAAAAGCAAACCGAATGACAGACTCGCAAAAGCGTTCTGCTGTTGCAAGAAAGAGAGCAGCCGGTAATCCTGGAGGCAAACCAACAAACGTCAGCACCTTTACCAAGAAGTATTATGGTGGTATGATAGAAATCTAGGAGAATTATGGCAGAGAAATTATCAGATAAATTAAAAGGATTATTCAAAAGAGCAGACACTAGTCTTGGAAAAGGTGTAGATAGACTTAAAAATTATCCTGCAAAAATTAAAAGTTTACCTAAAAAGGGTTATGATAAAGTTAAAGTTATGTCAGATGTTTTGTCAAAATCTATTATAGGAAAAGGTGCAATTACAAAAAAATTAGACAAACCTGCAAGTGCATCAAAAGCTTTAATTACTGCAAAAGCAGCTAAAAAAGCACGTGCTATAGGTAAACTTAAAACTATCGGTAGATTTGCAAGTAGAGCTGCATTACCTGTTGCTGCAGGATTCGAAGCAGCTAATCTTGCATATAAAGTTGCAACTTTATCTCCTGAAAAAAAAGCTAAAATTAAAAAATTAAAAACAGAATTAAGTAAAAAATCAACAAAACAATCTCATGCAGATTTATTAAAAATGAATACAGGAGGAGATACAATGGGTTTAAAAGCAATACCAGAAGGAAAAGAAAAATCATTAGGTAAATTACCAACTAAAGTTAGAAACAAAATGGGTTTTGAAAAAGATGGTGGTATAATGAAAGCTTATAAAGGTGCAGAGGCTAAAGGTTATGGCGCAGCTAGAACTCAAGGCCAAGGTTTACAAGATGAGAATTTAATACCAGGAAAGTCTTTGGATTATTACAAAGACATAATGTAATGAATTATGGCTACGTCAGGAACTACAGCATTCGATCTTCAGATCGATGACATTATTGAAGAGGCATACGAACGATGTGGTATGCGGACTAATAGTGGGAATGACTTACGTAGCGCAAGAAGAAGTTTAAATCTTTTATTTTCAGAGTGGGGTAACAGAGGTATTCACCTTTGGAAAGTAAAATTAAATGAAAAAGCATTAGTTGCAGGAACTGCTACATACACAGTAGATACAGATGTTAATGATGTTCTTGAAGCATATATTTCTACAACAAACGCAGCAGGAAACACTTCATCAACAAATGATATCTCATTAACAAAAATTGATAGATCAGCTTATGCTGCACTTCCAAATAAATTACAAAGAGGACAACCATCACAGTATTATGTTGATAGACAAACAACACCAACTATAAGTTTATATTTAGCTCCTGATGCAACTACATATACAACATTAAAATTTTATACAATCAATAGAATTGAAGATGCAGGTGGATTTACAAAAACACCTGATGTCGCTTATAGATTTTTACCTTGTATGTGCTCTGGCCTTGCATATTATTTATCACAAAAAAGAGCACCAGACAGAATTCAATTATTAAAACAATTATATGAAGATGAATTAATTAGAGCATTAAACGAAGATGGTTCAAGAACTTCAGTTTACATTTCTCCACAAACTTATTTTGGGAGTGGTTCATAATGAGTTACGCAACAGGAAAACATTCTAAAGCTATCTCCGATAGATCTGGACAAGCATTCCCATACAAAGAAATGGTAAAAGAGTGGACAGGTGCTTTAGTCCATATCTCAGAGTTTGAACCTAAACACCCACAACTAGATCCTCCTTATCATAAAGCAGATGCAGTAGCTTTACAAAATACAAGATCAATGAGATTTCAACAACCTACAACTGTTGCAGCTAACGATACAACTATAGCTGATTCTGGTGGTATAACAGTTGGTGTTGCAAATTTAACTTTACCTGGACAATTCGGTTTTTTAAATCAGGGTACATCTTCAATGATTCCTGCAGATCCATCATTACAAAATAGAAGAAGACAAGTATCTATGCAAATTAATTCAGTAACCGTGAGTATTACATAATGGCTATATCATATTCAGATTTTTTAACACAAGTTAGAAACTACACAGAAGTAGACTCAAATGTATTGAGTGATACTATTATTGGACAATTCTTAAGAAACACAGAATTAAATGTAGCGGGATCAGTAGACTATGACGATACAAGAAAATACGCAACTTCATCATTCACTGCAAATAAAAGATTTTTAGTAACTCCTGCAGATTTTTTAGTTATTAGATCATTACAAGTATTTGCAGACACTAGTATTACTAGTGCTAGAACTTTTTTAGAAAAAAGAGATACTAGTTTTATATCAGAGTATAACGGAAGTGGTACAACAGGATTACCAAAATATTATGCTAATTGGGATGATGCTTCAATTGTTGTTGCTCCAACTCCAGATCAAGCTTATGGTGTACAACTTAATTATATTATCACACCACCAAGTTTTACCTCTACCAACACAACTTATTTATCAGAATACCAACAAGGAATGCTTTTAGATGGAGTACTTACAGAGGCTTTTGCTTATCTCAAAGGTCCCATGGATATGTACAATCTATATAAAAGTAAGTATAATGAAAGTGTACAAAATTTTGCTCTCCAACAAATGGGGAGAAGAAGACGAGCAGAATACGATGATGGGGTACCTAGAGTTCAAGTACCTTCACCATCACCATAAAAAATTAAAGGAGAACTATTATGGCTATAACTACTAACGCAATTTGTGATTCTTTCAAAAAAGAATTACTTCAAGGAAAACACGACTTTGATACATCATCTGATACATATAAATTAGCGATGTATACATCATCAGCAACATTAGGAAAATCAACAACAAACTATGCAACAAACCCAGGTGGTGGATCTAATACTGAAGTTACTTCTTCAGGATACACTGCGGGTGGTAAAGCACTTGTAAACCAAGGTGTAAAAGTATCATCATCAGTGGCAATCACTGACTTTGCTGATTTATCTTTTACAGGAGTAACCCTAACAGCTAGAGGTGCATTAATTTACAACACAACAACTGACGGTGGTTCAGGTACTACTGATGCTGTTTGTGTTTTAGATTTTGGTGGAGATAAAACTGCAACTGCAGGAACATTTACAATTCAGTTCCCTGCATTTACAACATCTGCTGCAATATTAAGATTAACGTAAGAGAGGTTTAGATGGCACTTGTCATTAACGATAGAGTTAAAGAGACAAGCACTACCTCGGGAACGGGAACGTTAAACCTAGCTGGTGCTTCACAGGACTTTATAACATTTGTAGCTGGAGTAGGTACAACTAATACTACGTATTATTGTATTACCGAAACAGGTACAGATAAGTTTGAAGTTGGTATTGGTACAGTAACCGATGCTTCTCCAGATACTCTAGCAAGAACTGAAGTGATAAGTAATAACTTAGGTACCACAGCTAAAATTGATTTTGGTTCAGGAGAGAAAGAAGTCTTTTGCACAATCCCTGCAAAGAAAGCAATGTCACCTGTTATGGAAGCAACAGGTTATGTTGTAACTCATGCATCTACATTAGACGAAGTTCAAACTATGGACTCAGGTGTATTAGCAGGCCCAGTAACAATTACAGGAACAATAACAGCAACAGGAACATTAGTGATTATTTAATGAGTAAGATAGAAGTAGATACTATTGATAAACAAAGTGGTTCAACCTTAACTTTAGGTGGATCAGGCACAGCTGTAACTTTAGCAGCAGGAGCGAGTCAAACAGGTTTTGGTAGAACAGGAACTGTAGACTGGCAAACTTCAATTAAGACATCAACTTTTACAGCAGCCAATGGCGAAGGCTATTTTGTAAACACAACAGGCGGAGCCATAACTGCAAACCTTCCAGCAGGGACTTCTGGATCTATTGTTGCTTTCAGGGATTATGCAAATACTTTTGATAATAATACTTTAACAATTTCAGCAAATGGTTCACAAAAAATTAATGGCGATGCTACTCTAGATTTAGAAGTAAGTACAGAAGGTGAATCACTTACTTTGGTTTATGCAGATGACACTAAAGGTTGGCTAGTTGTAAACGATGGAAATAACGATGCAGGATCTCAAGCACAATTTATAGTGGCAACAGGCGGAACAATTACAACTGTTTGTACAAATTTCAAAGTTCACACTTTTACTGGTCCAGGTACTTTTCAAGTTACTTGTGCTGGAAATACTGGAGGATCAAACACAGTAGATTATTTGGTAGTTGCTGGAGCTGGTGGTGGAGGAGCTGGTCAAGGTACAGGTGGTGGCGCAGCTGGTGGATATAGAGAATCTGGAGGAACGGCCTCTGGATGTTATGCCGTATCTCCATTAGGTTCATCCCCAAGTCCAGTTGCAGCTTTACCAGTTTCTGTTCAAAGTTATCCAATCACAGTAGGTGGTGGAGGTAATGCAGGACCTGGTGGTGGAGAGAATGGAAGAGGTAGTGATGGAGCTAATTCAGTTTTTTCAACAATAACATCTGCCGGTGGTGGTGGAGGCGGTTCAGGTGGTGGTGGAGCAAACCCTGCAGGCGCTAATGGAGGAGCCGGTGGTGGTGGTGGAGGAAGATGTGGTGGAGCTGGCGGCTCTGGAAACACTCCTCCTGTTAGTCCCGCTCAAGGAAAAAACGGTGGTCCCTCTACTCCAAGTGGTGCAAGCCCATCCGTAGATAGTGGTGGTGGAGGTGGTGGAGCAACTGCTACAGGTAGTGCTGGAACTGCTAGTAGTACAGGTGGTGCTGGTGGAGCTGGAGCAACATCAAGTATTAACGCAACTCCTACAGCCAGAGCTGGTGGTGGAGGTGGTGGTTCTGAAGTTGGATCTGGTGGTGCTGGTGGATCAGGTGGTGGAGGAGCTGGATCAGGTGGACCTTCTGCTAATGCTACTAATGGAACAACAAATACTGGTGGAGGTGGCGGAGGTAAAGGTAACGATCCTGGAAATGCTGGAAACGGTGGTTCAGGTGTAGTAATAATAAGGTATAAATTTCAATAACTATGACAAGTACAATTAAAGTAAATACAATACAAAATACATGTGGAGCAGACATTATAAAAGAGTCTGGTAACACAATAACTATTGGTGCTAATAATGACACTGTAGCATTAGGTACAGGTGCTGCATTTTCTGGTGGTATAGGTGCTGTTAAATGGGAAACAACTCCTCAAACAGGTAGTTTTGCAGCTGCAGCTGGCAGAGGTTATTTTATGAATACTACCAGTGGAGCACTTACTGTAACTTTACCTGCAGGTGTTGCGGGTGCAATAGTAGCTATTGCAGATTACGCAGCTACTTTTCAAACAAATAATTTAACAATATCACCAAATGGTTCAGATAAAATTGGTGGAGTATCCGCAAACGTAACTTTAGATACAGAAGGTCAATCAGTAACATTTTTATTTGTAGATTCAACACAAGGTTGGATTAATGTTCAAGACTCAACGAGTAACGAAAGAGGAAACGCATTTGTAGTAGCGACAGGTGGAACAATAACAACATCTGGAAATTGTAAAATACACACTTTTACAGGTCCTGGTACTTTTACAGTGACTTGTGTTGCGGCCTGTGCAGCAAATAATGTAATGTCACATTTAGTAGTGGCTGGAGGTGGTTCAGGAGGTTGTGGAAGATTAAGTGCAACTTGTGCATCAGGAGGTGGTGGAGCTGGAGGTTATAGAGAAGTAAAAAATCCTGTAACACCTTATACTGCAAGTCCTAAAGATGGTTATCCAAGTGCACCAAACAGAATTACAGTTACAGCTCAAGCTTATCCAATTACAGTAGGTGCAGGTGGAGCTTCTGCAGCAAGTACCGTATCAAATAATGGTTCATCCTCAACTTTTTCAACAATTACATCAGCAGGTGGTGGTGGAGCTGGTAGTGGAGGTGCTTCCCAAGGCCCACCAAATACACCCGGTAATCCAGGTGGTTCGGGTGGTGGTATAGGTGGAGGATGTGGAGCTGGTGGAACGGGTAATACCCCTCCTGTTACTCCTCCTCAAGGAAACAACGGTGGATCTGGATCTCCTGCTAACGGTTTTGGTGGCGGTGGTGGAGCTACAGCAGTTGGCGGAACTGGAACTGGTCCAACAGCAAGTAGAGCAGGTGGTGCAGGTGCAACAACTTCAATTACAGCGAGTCCAGTAGCTTACGCAGGCGGTGGTGGAGCTGGTGGAAGTGCAAATGCCTCAACAGGAGGAAATGCAAGTCCTTGCGGTACAGGAGGTAGAGGAGGAAATCATCCTAATGCATCTCCGTCTTCGCCAACATCAGGAACATCAGGAACTACCAATAGAGGAGGTGGTGGAGGTGGAATGGGATCTGCATGTACATCAGCAACATCTGGTGCAGGAGGTTCAGGTATAGTAGTAATAAGGTACAAATTTCAATAGGTAAATTATGAGTGAAGTAAAAGTAAATAAAATTAGTCCAAGAACAAATTGTGGAACAGTTCAGTTAGGAGATAGTGGTGACACTATTACAATTCCTGCTGGTGCATCTATAACTAATAGTGGTACTGCATCAGGTTTTGGTGCAACAGGTGCAGCTTCTTGGAATACAACAGTTAAAACATCAACTTTCACAGCAGTTGTTGGTGAAGGATATTTTGTAAATACAACTGGTGGAGCAGTAACAGTTAATTTACCAGCAGGAACTGCAGGAGCAGTTGTTGCAGTAAAAGATTATGCAGGAACTTTTGATACAAACGCAGTTACATTAGTTCAAAACGGTTCAGATAAAATTGGTGGTTCAACACTTAATGCAACTTTAAGTGTAGAAGGAACTTCAGTAACATTAGTATTTATAGATTCAACACAAGGGTGGTTAGTAACAGATGATGGTTTACAATCAACTGCAAAAACAAATCCTTACGTAACGGCAACAGGTGGTACAATAACAGAATCTGGTGATTATAAAATTCATACATTTACAGGACCAGGAACTTTTCAAGTAACTAAAGTTGCATCCTGTGCAGCAGATAATATAGTAGATTATGTAGTGGTCGCTGGTGGTGGTGGCGGAGGAAGTGGGTGTGGAGCTGGTGGTGGCGGAGGTGCAGGAGGTTTTAGATTTTTTGCAACTACTCCTACAAACCCTCAAACAGGACCAGGTGCACCTAGAAATGCATATGGCAGCCCTTCACCCTCTGGAACTGCAATTACAGTAACAGCTTCATCTTTTCCAATAACTGTTGGAGCTGGAGGCACTGGAGGAGACGGATGTGCTCCTGGACCAGGTAGTGCAGCAACCAATGGGGCTACTTCAACTTTTTCTACAGTAAGTTCAGCAGGAGGAGGTCAAGGGGCTCCTGGAAGTATAGGATCTCCTAATCCCGCTAGCCCTGGTGGATCAGGTGGTGGACCTTCAAGAGCTAGAGGAGGCACAGCTGACGGAAATACTCCCCCAGTTACTCCACCTCAAGGTAGTGCAGGAGGAGATGGATCTAATCCACTAGCAGGTGATGGAGGTGGAGGAGCTTTAGGTATTGGTGGTGATAATGGACCTACTCCAGGACCATCTTCAGGATTAGGTGGAACAGGTGGTGCAGGTGCAGGTATAACAGGTTTTGGAACATCAGGTCAATCTTGTGGTGGACAATTTTATTTTTCAGGTGGAGGTGGAGGTGGAACATTTGTTTGTGCTACATGTACTCAAAGACCAGGAACTAATGCAAGAGGAGGAGTCGGTGGTGGTGGACCAGGATCTTTAGCACCAACTCACCCAGGAAGTCCTAATCTACAAGTAGGAATTGCAGGATCAACTAACACTGGCGGTGGCGGTGGTGGTGGAGGAGAATCACCTGTTATTAGTCCTACTCCTAAAGATGGAGATGGTGGAAATGGCGGTTCTGGTATAGTAATAATAAGGTATAGGTTTCAATAGTTGAATGAATAAAATTTATGATATATAATAGGAGATAATTATGGCACATTTTGCAAAACTAGGATCTAATGGTAAAGTTATTCAAGTATTAACACTTGATAACAAAGATATGTTAAATGCTGATGGCGTTGAAGATGAATCAGTAGGCCAACAATATTTAGAACAACACAATAATTGGCCTGCACAAATGTGGATTCAAACTTCATACAATACATCAAGTAATAAACATAAATCAGGTGACGACTCAAAAGCATTTAGAGGAAATTACGCAGGTAATGGATATATTTGGGACGAGGATGATCAAATATTCTGGCCTAAAAAACCATATGCATCTTGGGTAAAACACTACGAATCAGCTTCTTGGAAATCACCAATAGGGGATGCTCCTGAATTGACTGATGAACAAAAAACTCAAAATGATTCTGGCTCTAATGATTGGTATTATAAGTGGAATGAAGATAACACAACTTGGGATTTGACAGACTTATTAGCATAGATTAAAAAGGTGGTGGTATGCAGAAGAAAGTTTTAACTGAACAAGCTTTATATTACGGTGATGTGGCAATGCCTAAAGATTGGGACATCGACCGAGATAAATTATCAGGCGACATTTTACAATCAGTAATTCAAAACAAAGATTTTCCATTCTCAAAAACTTGGGATATGTTAAATACTTATATGCGAGATCACATTGGTCTTGAATATGGTATTAATTTAATTAACAAAAAAACGTGGGGTAGTATTTATAAACCTGCAGAAACAACTATTCCATTATTAAATATAGATCCAGTAGATTTACGAAACTCACCAGACTTTACATTATTATATGGTGTAAAAGTTAAAGATTGTATGGTTCGAATAAATTATGAAGATAACAGACGTAAAGGAAAAAGCTGGGATATAGAACTTACAAATAATAAATTTATTATGTTTCCATCAACCAATATGTATTATTTAACCAATAATCAAAAAGATAGTTTAAATTTTGTACAAACTATAACGTATGAATATATCTAATTATTATTGGTATTTTAGTGGTGTTCTTACACCTAGATTCTGTGACGATGTAATAGCATACGCTAATAAACAAAAAGAAGTTATGGCTAGAACAGGTGGATATGGGGATAGAAAATTAAAAAAAGAAGAAGTAAAAGATTTAAAAAGAAAAAGAAACTCTGATTTAGTTTGGTTAAATGATACTTGGATTTACAAAGAATTACATCCATATGTCCACGAAGCAAATAAAGCTGCTGGTTGGAATTTTGATTGGGAGAGAAGTGAGTCTTGTCAATTTACTAAATATAAACTTAACCAGTATTATGATTGGCACTGTGATGGTTGGGATAAACCTTACGATAAACCAAATACTGAAGATCATGGTAAAATTAGAAAACTATCTATGACTTGTCAATTAACAGATGGTTCAGAATATAAAGGTGGTGAATTAGAATTTGATTTTAGAAACTATGACCCACATATGAGAGACGAATCAAAACATAGAATACAATGCAAAGAAATATTACCAAAAGGATCTATTATTGTGTTTCCTAGTTTTGTATGGCATAGAGTAAAACCAGTAACATCAGGCACAAGATATAGTCTTGTAGTGTGGCATTTAGGGAGGCCTTTTAAATAATGTTTATTAATAATTATTTTAATACAACTATTTGGTCAGAACAAAAACCAGAGTTTATAAAATCTTTAAACAAAGCATCTAATAAATATATTAAAGATGCAAGAAACAGAGAAAAGAAATTTATAAAAGAACACGGTGACTTTGGAAGATCATATCATTCAACACCACTAACAGCTGACAATGACTTTTTAGATTTTAGAAATTACATTGGTCAAAAGTCTTGGGAGTATTTAGATCACCAAGGTTA